TAAAACGAAGATCGGGCAAGCTGAAGCTGTCAAGACCTACAGCACAGGTCTCCTGTCTCGGTGGCATGAGCAACTCCGTCGGGATATGTGGAGAATAAGACGCTCCTGGGACGAGGAGTATTGGGACTGGAACTTCGGCGACACCTGCACGCAATATGGGAATTGCATCTTCATGAACTCCTGCCAATCCGACCATCCGGATACGTGGCTTCAGGAGTTCGAAATCCGCACCTGGAACCCCCTTGCGAAGAACCCAGTCGGTCCGTCGCAGAGTAAGGATAAGTTCTAATGGCAGTTATATCGACACTGCGATTTCTCTCTGTCACCGACCCACGTCCCTATCCAGACCTCGAGCCGGAGGACGTGATAAACGTCGACCAGGCAGATATCCTCGTTCTCGATCAGGGGATGAGTAGCGGCCTTCCCTCCGTCGCCATCAAAGCCGATCTCCCTAACGGGGAAGTCGTCGTCATACAAACATCCGCCCGCCTCTTCTGTACCCATGCCCGAGCCATCATGGCCCGCTATCCTAGCCTATTCGAGGGAAAAGAATGACCATCGAAAGAGAGGGCGGTAACGTCGTATTCCTCTGTGACGACGTCCACTGCCAAGCCCGACATACAGAGGACAGTAAGGACTTCGCCTATACTTGGATGTCAGCGAAGAGGGCTGGCTGGGAGTCGAAGCGGATCGGTTCGGGGAAGAAAACTGAATGGGTCCACTCTTGCCCGGACTGCATTCTCTGACCATAAATGGGGGATATAAATGACCAGGCCAGAATGGCTAAGTATCATAATCATGCTCGGGTCGATCCTCTTCGTCCTGATCATGATCCTCGTCTACATCCGCTTCATGTGGAACATGCAGTGCAAGCAATGGGATATGCTCTGCGCAAAGGACCTAGCCTATGACACAGAAACGAAGCTATTCATGGGGAACGTCAAGAGTCGCGAATTTGGGATACGTGAGAGAGGAATGCTGGGAGGGGAAGACACTGGTCTATTCCCGGGAAGTGGAGATGGCGGCAAACGTGGTCCCCGCCTTCGTTGAGGCCCGGCGCCGCGTCATCGCGATGCAAATGGCCGAAGCCGGCCACTCCTACACCGACAACGAGAGCGGAGGCGTCAATTGACCACCCTCTACGACCTATCCGCCCGGCTGGACGATGCAGCAAAGCGGAACCCCGTAATCCAGCTCCATCGACTTAAGACACTCGTCTCGAGTCCGCCCTGTCTCTGTCTCGATTGCCATGAGTTCAAAAGCTATCTCGAACTCCTCGACGCAGAGGTATTTCATATCCAACTCCACACTCGCCAAGCTTGCTCAGATCGTTTTACTAAAGAACATCCTCCGAAGCCAGCCGCGCCCAAGCCTCCGTCTAAGCCATCACGAATATCAACAACAACCGACGACCTAATGACAGGACTCGACATATGACGGATCAACTACAGCCTCCTGCTGGCCTCCTCGCCGGCCCTAGTGGCTCGGGTAAGACGGCGGCCCTCGTAACCCAGCTCGCAATGGGACTCGAAGTCTTCGTCATTGTCACCGAGCCCGACGGTGTCGCCTCCCTCCTCGATCGCTGCTTTGACTTAAAACTTCCAATCGACAAGCTGCATTGGACCACCTGTCTCCCCGCCTCCGCCGGCTTCGACGGCCTCGAAGCCATGATCACCAGTATCTCGACCATGGATCAAAAGCAACTTGCCGATCAGCGGGATATGGGGAAGAAGGACTTCCGTGCCCCGGCCATGCGGTTTTTGAATGCGCTGAAAGATTTCCCATGCGAGCGGACTGGCCGACTTTATGGCTCCTTCACCACCTGGGACGACACCCGATCCTTAAATATCGACTCGCTGACCGGCTGGTCCCACATCGCCTGGGGCTGCACAGTGGGCTTCAAGCCGACCGCCAATCCGGGCGAGTGGGGGATCGCACAGAGCTTTATTTCCCAAATGCTTCTCAAAATCAACACCGACCGTCGATGCTACTTCAATCTCATCGCCCATGTCGAGAAAGAGATGGACGAAATGAGCGGCATCAAGCGGGTCATGGTGTCGACGATAGGTGCGAAGCTGGCGCCGAAGGTCCCGACGTTCTTCAGCGAAGTGATCCTTTGCAAGAGGCAAATCGCCTCGAACAGTCAAGCCGTCTTCACCTGGTCGACCATCGACTCCACTGCCGATCTTAAGAACCGCGCCCTTCCCATCGGCGCCACTCTCGCCCCCGATTTCAAACCAATCGTCGAGGCATATCAGCGCCGTAAGGCCATGATCAACGCCTCGAACGCAAGCAATCCTCCAGTCTACCCGAGCCAAGCAGCACCACCGACGCCATCGCTGCCGACGGCTCCAATGAAACCGGCGTCAAGCGTAGGAGCAACTAAGCCATGAGTAAGTTCGACCCCGACGACTTCATGCAGCAGACGATCGACGCCCCGATCTCTGACGACTACATCCTGTGTCCGGAGGGCGAATTCGAGGCACGGATCGACGACTTTGACTCGAAGATCTTCCGAACGAATGAGTTCGTCTACAAGCAGGGTCCAAGCGAAGGTCTTCCGGGCGAAATGACGACCTTCAATTGCCCCTGGGTCATCAACGACGACCGCGCCAAGCAGGTCCTCAACCGGGACAAGGTCATCGTCTTCCAGCCGATCATCCTCGACTTCGACGACAACGGCAAGCTTGACCTTGGCATCAACAAGAACGTCAATCTCGGCCGCATCCGTACCGCTGTGGGTCAGAAGGACATGCTTCCGTGGGGTATCTCGAAGCTCCGCGGCCAGGGTCCCTGCATGGTCCGCGTTGTTCACAAGGACATCAAGCGGAAGGACGGCTCGATGATCAAGGTTGCGGAGGTGAACAGGGTCGTCCCGATTAAGTAAGACACTGTATCTCAAGGTAGCTCAGGGTATGGTCCCTCATCCTTGAGCCGCACGGGGGACGCTGTAGCCATCCGATGCCCGCGTTACGGCGTCCCTCAATCTTCCTCTCACAGGAGCACCACATGGCTGAAGCATATAATAATCGTATAAGCGGCGCCGGCTCGCCAGTCGATCCCCGTCCTGGTTCTTCTCTCGACAGCCTTATCTCCAAACTCGGAGGCGCTTGCAGCGCAATCGTCCACCTAACCGCCCGCGTCGAGCAACTCGCCAACACAACCATGGGCGAAGCGACTTCCGATCGACCGCCAGCCCAGGTGAAGATCGACCATCCACCTTGCACCTTGCAAGAGCACATGGCTTATCTCGAAGACAACATCTCCCGTCTCGAGGCCCAGATCCAGAGGTTCTTCTAATGCACTTCGTAGCCCTTAAAGACATTGAAGTCCGCGATCGTCAGCGGAAGGAAATCGATCCGACGAAACTCAATGAACTCGAATCTTCAATCTTGTCCGTAGGGCTACTCCATCCTCCCGCCTGTTGGTGGGATATAGACGTGGCCAAGTGGGTTCTTATGGTCGGCGAGACACGCCTCCGTGCCATACAGAACATTGCGAAGAAGAACCTCGTCTTCAAACATGCCAGCGAGGACGTACCTCCCGGCTCCATCCCCATCAACCCGATCAACTATCTCAATGAAATGGGCCGCTTCGAGGCCGAGCTGGACGAGAATCTGCGCCGCGACGACCTGCCCTGGCAGGACAAGTGCGAGGCCCTGTCTAAGCTGCACATAATGCGGCGGAGAGAGAATCCCTCTCAAACCTTCATGGATACGGGGAAGGAGGTAATGGACAAGATCGGCATCACACATCCCCGTGCCGCCCTGAGGACTATCAGCGAGGCAGTTATCGTCGCCGAGCACCTCAACGACCCGACCATCAAACAGGCCCGGACGCAGAACGAAGCCCTCCAACTCATATACAAGAAGCAAGAAGAGAAGGCAATCGCCGCCCTCGTCAAACGCAACCTCATCAACCTGCGGGACCCAAATGGCACGCCTCTGGAGATACGAAACGGCGATCTTACCGTCGTCATGCCCGGTCTTGAGACGTCAATTGCTGACCTCATCATCGCTGACCCACCTTATGGGATTGGGGCAGGTGGCGCAGGCTTCAGGGCCCGAACTGTACACCACCACAACTACGAGGATACTATGGAGAACGCGCAGTTATTGGCTCAGACAATTCTCACCGAGGGATTTCGTATATGCAAGCCAAGGGCAAATATTTTCATCTTCTGCGACATAGAACTGTTCGACTGGCTGAAGGACGTAGCCAGCAACATGGCGTGGGTGCCATTTAAGCGTCCTTTAATCTGGCGGAAGAGTGAGAGCGAGGGAATGGCGCCGTGGGGCGGCTCTGGTCCCCGCATAACAACGGAGTTTATCTTCTATGCGACCAAAGGACAAAGAGGTATGGTCTCGTCGCCGATCGACGTCTTCGACGTTAAGCGCGTTCCACGCAACGAGCGACTACATGCCGCAGAGAAACCCGTTGAGCTACTTAAGCAGCTCATCGCTTGTACCACGTTGCCTGGCGATCTTGTTCTCGATCCTTGTTGTGGTTCTGGCTCTGCTCTTGTCGCTTGCAAAGAAAGCGGTCGAAGAGGGCTTGGAATCGAGCGAGACACAGACTACTACAACACAGCTCTGACAAACATCAGCAAGGCGCCGGTGAAGAATGAGACATGATCTCTTCTACGGCAC